CCCTTATCAATGAGCTTCCCTACGGAGGAGGTCAAGGTGGGCAAGTTTACCGTGAGCGTCATCGATAATGATCAGTACATCGCAGGGTGTCTGCGGCGCGGTCAAGAGTGGGACGGTTGGATGCGCCAGGATCTCCCGATCCTCTACGAGCCCGGTACGGACATCCTAGATATCGGTGGGAATATTGGTTGGAATGCTCTCATGTTCAGTGACTATGGTCCGGTACACACCTTCGAACCCCTGTTCCATGAAGTCATTGCCAAGAATGTTTCTCAAAATTCACTTCAAAATTCAGTGACAATCCATCCTTTTGGATTGTCCTCTCAATTTTGTCCCGAAATGAGGATGTTCACTCCACGGAAGGATCAGGGTCTGGTCAATTATGGTGGAGCATCCCTTGACCCGGACCCCCGGTGGTATGACGCAGGTGAGGGGTACCCAGTCAAACTCGAGAAACTTGATGACGTGTACAGTGGTGTACCGAGCATCATCAAGTTGGATGTCGAGCGTCACGAGCTCGAGGTGATCAAGGGTGCATGGAGGACCATCTCGACCCACCGTCCCGCAATGTACATCGAGATTCTGGACCCGTCGAACGACGAGATTGTGAACCTTCTGCGACCACTGGGATACCATATGGTCCCACGCCCAGAGAACAACTACCTATTTACTTGCTTTCACAATCGTAATTCACACAAATAGCAGCCCCAAGAGCGAGTAGGATACCTAGCCACTGAATCCAGTGGTTGAATTTCTCACCAAAAATGAAATAGGCTACGAGGGCGCCGCCTACGACGATCATCGCCTCCCACATAATACAGGTCCACATAAGCGACTTTTGAGCCAGGCTCTTTATCAAGAAGAAGATGGTCACGGCCCATGCAAACAGGCCAATACCCAGGTGGTGTACCGATCCGTTCTCGGTAAACCACTTGAGATGTGAATTCCCCAGGAGCTCTGCAGCCGTCATGGCCACGACCAGTGGAAAGCTCATCTGTGCTGTTAGTTCCTGAGAAAGAAAACCAGCGGCTGAGGTAATGGACGTCACATGGTGGGCGTCATGGTTCACGTGGGGTGTTCCACTAAAACGCTTTCATAGAGAAATCCTCATGAGAATTTTGATGGAAAATCCAATCGAGCTAAGGATAGCCTGGTTGTGTCACCAAATAAGGAATTCCTCCTTTAAAATTGCATGAAGGCTGCACTCGTGACAGGTGTGACGGGCCAGGACGGAAGCTACTTGGCTGAATTCCTCCTCGAAAAAGACTATGACGTTTTCGGGATGACGCGATTCTGTTCTGAAAAGAAGCACAGCCGGATCGAGCACATCAAGGAGAACCCTAAGTTCCACGTCATCGAAGGGGACCTGACTGACACTTCCCGTATTAATAAGATTATCAATTCATTCGAAAAATACGATGCGGTCGAGGTTTACAACCTGGGAGCAATTTCATTTGTAAAAATATCATTCGATCAACCCGAGTACACGGCAAATGTCGATGCCCTTGGGACGCTCAGGATCCTCGAGGCAATTCGACAGTGTAATTTTAGTTCTAAATTCAGGTTCTACCAGGCGAGCACAAGTGAGATGTACGGCAAGATCGTGGAGCCCATCCAGAATGAGACTACACCCTTCTACCCACGGAGCCCATACGGAGTCGCCAAGCTCTTCGCCTTTTGGATGACCAAGAACTACCGCGAGTCCTTTGGGCTCTACGCGTGTAGTGGCATTTTGTTCAACCACGAGAGCGAGCGCCGGGGGCCAGAGTTTGTGACGCGCAAGATCACTCTGGGCCTCGCAGAGTACATGCGGGCAGGGACGCCCATTGAGCTCGGGAACATCGACGCCCAGCGCGACTGGGGTCACGCCGAGGACTACGTGGAGATGATGTGGCGGATGCTTCAGCAACCCACCCCCGACGACTTTGTCATAGCCACGGGCGAGACGCACTCGGTCCGTGATTTCATTGAGGAGGCTTGCAAGATCCTGGACATCCCGATCGAGTGGCGCGAGGATCACTATGTGGACCTGAAAACCTCCAAACCAATTGTAGTTATAAATCCAATTTTTTACCGCCCTGCCGAGGTGGATGTGCTCATCGGTGACGCGAGCAAGGCGCTCAGCGTCATGGGTTGGAAGCCCAAGACGACGTTCAAGGATCTCGTGGAGCGAATGGTCATGTTTGACTGTAAGACGGCCTAAAGAATCAGTTCTCAAATTGAATAATGTGGCTCTTCGTTGGGCCCCAGCTCCTGGCTGGTATCGGCCAGGTGACGAAGCAATACTCGGACTTACTGGGTCCAGGTGCCGAATATTGCCAGCTTGGGAGTCGACCCCAAAAGGCGCAGTATGAACGCGGGTTTGCGTTCGTGTTGCCCATAGCCCAACAACTTGATATGTTCGATCAATACAAGCCCTTGTGCAAAAAGTGGATCTATATGACCGTATGCGAGACGGACCCAGTCAACGAATGCTACGGTCTCTTGAGCCGTTACAAGGAGATCCACGTACCAAGTGAATTTGCAAGGGGAATTCTTGAGAAGCAATTTCCAGAGATTACATGGAAGCTTCTACGCCACTGGTCAGCGACCAAGGTTCCTCGGGTTCCTGTATCTACAACCCCGTACGTCTTCTATTCCATAGGTAACATGCTCGATCCTCGCAAGAACATCAAGGGCCTGATTGACGCCTATTTACGTTGTGAATTCAGGGACGCCGCACACCTTGTGCTCAAGGCGACATGCAACCAGCCTGTGGATTGGCGCGTTCCGGGCGTGACCATCATCAACGGTCTCCTGAGCGACGAGGACCTGGAAAAGGTTCATGCTTCCGGGCACTGTTACGTCAACTGCTCCCACTCCGAGGGCGTCGGGATGGGAGCGGTGGAGGCGGCCCTGAGGTCCAAGCCTGTGATTATCACCGACTATGGAGGCCTCAAGGAGTATATCAAGACACCGTGGGTCGTGCCGTGTACCCAAGGTCCAATTGGTTTTGATGATTTTCTGTTCAAAAAGGAGCACACCTGGGGCCACCCCTCGAGTGACCACCTGCAAAAGTGCCTATGGGACTGCTTCGAGAAGAAGGTGGATTCATGGGACCATTTTCATACACGAGCCCTGATGGACGAGGTCACTAGCGCTGATTGTTGGCGTTCATCTTGAGCATGGCACGCAGACCGGCACCGGCGGAGTTGGCGGCGCCGATGCCATCACCCACGAGCGCCTTCTTGGACGCGTTCTCGAACGAGTTGGCGGCGCGCTTGTAGTTCGCCTTGCGCAGGTTAATGGCGGCGTTCATGTAGTTTGTGGCCGCCTTGGTAGCCGCCGCTGGGATAGCAGCCATGTTCTTGTTCATGTTCACGTTCTTCTGGACGTTATTGGTGGCGGCGATCAGGGCCTGGTTTGACGCAACACCCTGGCTGATGTTGGTGGTCGCAGCCTGAAGTGCGGGAGCGTTTGCACGGGGAAGAGCTGCCATTAATAGTATTTCATATTAAAAATCTGGGGTGCCTGACTTTGTGGGGGAATGAGCCCCGTCAGCCGCCGACTCGACCCAATAGTGAGCGCCATAAACCACAATAGCAATCACGATGCAGCTCGAGAGGAGCGAGCCCTTCTGGGAGTTCAGGAACAGGACCACGTTATCAATAACCTTGATACCAGTGGGCTTCTTTATCACCTTGGGGACTATGTAGACGAGAAGAAAGTTGATGGCCAGGGCGGCCCACACGTAGTTCCATTCCATTTCCATTGAAATACTTCAAGAATTTATTTGAGAGACGTATCTCCACGTGAAACTCATACACGTTTTACGCTTTCCTCTGCAGCAGGCGGACAAGGAAGATGGATCCGCTCCTAAATTATTAGCCGCTTCGGTTAGACTTGAGTATGTCATTACGAGTTGTTCGCCATCTTTTGACCACTGCTCGACCTTCTTGGATGTTGGGTGTTTGCCACCGCTTTTACCATGCCAATAACTTTTCTCCCCTAAATTTCCACAACCTATTAGTTTCCTAGTATATTCATACAAAGTGCGCCCAGCAGAGTTGGTATTGCCCCGAGCCGCCATCGCAATCTTGACTTTTGTTTCTATTGAATTAACTTTACCCTTGTGGCTATTACTCATTTTCAACCGTGATTCATCGCTTAGTTTTCCACCATACCCACCCCCCCTGAGGTTGTATCCATTGGGGCTCATAGTGGCGAGTTCCACTATAAACCATGATTCTTTGGCGTCGAGTTCCGCTTGTGTACATTCCCCCTCCCAAATCATTTCTATTTTGAAATTAGATGGTCCGTGCTTTATAATGGAATTGTGAAGTCTAGGAGACCCGGTATTCCTCGTGTGATCTTTGAACCTCTTGATTATGGGGCCCCACGTTTGTCCTACATAAACCTGCGTATTGAAGTTATTGTATATTTTATATATTCTACCTATAGACATGGGCTATTATAGAATATGCTTTTTATTTGAAGAAGTTTTTACAAGAGCGGCTCCTCGACCGCGTGCTTTTTGCAAAACTCGCCGCAGGTTGACTTGAACCCGCACTGCTTGCCGGCCAGCGTGCGCGCTTTGCACCGGAAGGCCTCGTGGACCATTGCTCGGCCCTTTTTGGCGACCGTGCCCTTGTTGGCCGCGACCGTCTCCTGCATCTTTGGCGCCCCCGTGTACTCTTTGACCGCGTGCCGTTTCGCTTGCAACTCTAGGGCGCGCTCCCGTGACCGCAGGAGGGTGTCGGCCAGCTTTTCGGGCCAGGGACACGCCCTTTGCACAGCGTCGGTATAGAACTTTTGCCAGAGCTCGTTCCCCTTGCCCTTGGGAGGCTGTGCGAGTTGCTTGACGGCGTTCGCAGTGGTGGGTAGCCGGGTGCGACCCTCGGCGACCGGGCCGAGGGGTGCGCGCCACTGGCTGTAGGTCGGGCGGAGCTTCTGGAGGTCCATGTTTTTGGATGGTTTGGGCGTGGTGGACCAATACGCTACCCGGCACAGGACACGTTTTTTTCGTCCTACCTTGGAGGCCAAGTCTGTTAAAAAGTAAACGCCTATTTTAATATAGAAATGCAGATCTTCGTGAAGACTTTGACCGGCAAGACAATCACACTCGAGGTTGAATCTAGTGACTCAATCGCCAATGTGAAGGCTAAGATTCAGGACAAGGAGGGGATCCCCCCAGACCAGCAGCGTTTGATTTTCGCAGGAAAACAGCTCGAGGACGACCGGACACTTGCAGATTTCAATGTGCAAAAAGAATCGACTTTACACCTTGTTTTGAGATTGCGTGGAGGTTACTGAAATCCCGAGCCTTAAAAAATAATGTTGTATCTTATCGTGTGATATACATGATAGGACAATCGAAGAGGTTTACTGACAACCTGCGTCTGCGCGGAGGTCGGTGAACTATTTTCGTTCTAAATAGTACATATGTCTTCTAGTAGCAACGTTTCCGTTCCAGTCGCCGAGCCCGTCGTTGAGCCCGAGGTGCCCGATGTGGAGCCCGAGGTTGAGGTGCCCGTGACGCGCGCTGAGGCCCTTCTCACAGTGGCCGAGGTTCCAGAGCCCGATGAGTCTGAGGACTATGAGGCGTACCTGGAGGTCGAGGCGGCCCGGCGTGCAGCGTGGATCTACGGGTGATGCGCTCGGCGCCCTGTGGATTATTTCTCGTTCAAAATTAGTAAATGGGTATCTGTCCCCAAAAATTCGGCCCCTATTTCTGGGGCGCTCTCCACCTGGCGTGCCTCTATGCAGACGACTACAAATCGCTCAGGGCCTTTGTGTACTCGTACACCGAAGTCTTGCCATGCGCAGCGTGCCGCGATCACTTCAGGCAGGTTCTGGACCGGCACCCGTTCCCAGCAGAGGGTCACAATCTCGAGTACTTTTCGTGGTCCGTTGACGTCCACAACGTCGTGAATAGCAGCCTTGGAAAGCGAGTGGTGACGTACGACGCGGCGTTCGCGGACTGGATCTCGGGGTGTGACGGAAATGGCCCAGACGACAAATTCATCGACGTCAAGATCCGCGTAGGGATCTGGGTCATCATCGCCCTACTGATTCTACTGTATATTCGCAATCGTAAATAAGATCTCAAGAATTAACAAGTAATGGCCGGTGGTCTCTTTCCAGGCCAGCCTTTCGAGTTTAACATAAAGTGCGTCATTTTCTCAGCACTTCTTGCGGGTGGGTACTGGTACTTGCCCCCCAAGAAGCTCTGGATCCTCGTGTTCCTTTTGTGGTTCCCATACATAGCCATGGCGTGGTATGACTGGAGCTACCAATGCAAGAGTAAACTGGGACCAACAGCGGTCCCGTTTGGGCGCATCATTTGGCTCCCTTTCAAGCCTCCAGGCTATAAAGAAGCCTTTAATGATCTCCCACAAGAGAAGATTGATATTATGAACCGTGTAGACCACATAGCCGGATGGACGATCGTGGTCGCAGCGGCCGGTTATTATCTTCTCCGTAAGAAGTAGTAATGGCCCCGCCAGAGACCGTCTTTTATAATGTCATAAAATTTGGCAAGTTTGCGCTTTTGGCGGCCCTTCTCACCATGTCTTTTACGAATGCTCATAAGGATTACATCAACGAGAATCCTCGTAAATTCCTGTGGGACTGCTTGGCCGTCGCGGGAACGTCAGCCTTGGCCATCTCCATCGTCGCGTGGATGCGAGGCCAGTCCTATCGCATCCCTACGGTTGCATTTATAACCTTTTTCTTATTCTTCGTCTATGGCGTCGTCAGGGAGATTTCTGGTTTCAATGCAGCGGCGGGCGGCGACACGGAAGATTTGACTCTTCGCGCCCAATACCAATGGAATTTGCTTACAAAACCAGTAACTGCTTTCATGGCTGGTGTCACTGGGTTCATGATCGTCTTGGCGCTCTTTGCGCACATCCCCCACCCACAGGGGATGTTTGCCCTCGCGAAGGAATCATTCATTATGGCTGGAATGACGGCTCTTGGAGAGGCGGTGATTGCTTATAACCATGGGCACACCATCGCGGGGCCGGCTCTCGTCAATTTTATTGCATTTTTCATAGGTAATATGGTCCTGCAGTTTGGCGGGTTCTATGACCAGGTGTTCCCACCCCCAGCCATTATACGGATGTAACTCCAAGTTGCAAATCCGTTCCAAAATTCGAGGTGACGACGTAGGATGGATGGACCGCCAAAACCTTGAGAACCCCCTTTTGACTCAACAGGCTCATGAAGTGATCAATTTGAAGTGAAATATCAGGCTCGCGATACTGCATCATGGCTGCACAGCCCTTCTGGCTGATCATGTACCCATGGAGACCCCAGAAATATTTGGCATTGGCATAAAACTTATTTACGGGCTGGCACTTTTTGCACCAGTGACCGAGTAGAATCACGTCCCAGTCATTCGGGAACGGCCCTCCATCTTCTACAATGTACTTTATCAGGTTTTGGTAAATTGTAGGATAAATCTTGGCATCATCCTCGAAGATGACTGCGTAGGGCTTGCCGGACGCTTGCACGTCCTTCCAGACCCCATAGTGACTCATGTAACACCCTATCATTCCTGGCGTCAGCTGGTCGTCACCGACACGCTTCTTGACATTCTTGAGGAAATTGAGCCCGAGCCACGTTTTGGCCGATACGAGTTCCTGGACCTCGTCACCCAACTGGTACCCGTTGATCGCCTCGAAGCGGATATAGGGCTTCGAGGCCAGATCTGACTTCTTATATTCCATATCAAAATTGATCATACGGTCCGTATTCTTGGCCATATTGATGACGTAGCAATCAAAGTTGTCCGGGAGCATTCGAGGCCCTAGGGGCATCCCTCTGCACCTCAAAAAAATGAGTGTTGCGAGGCACATGATGATGAGTACAAGAAACACTACCATCGTCTACATTTAGATACGAAAATAAAGCTTGGCCGTCCTAAAAGGGTATGCAGTATGAACGGCTCAGCCACGTTGAACATATACTCAAGCGACCAGACACCTATGTGGGATCCCTTGCACCTGAGTCAGGGTCTCACTGGGTCAGGGTCGTGGGCGGCCTATTTAGACTTGATACTCTTTCTGTTTCACCGGGGCTTGTGAAGATATTTGATGAGGTTCTGGTCAACGCCATCGACCAGTACTCTCTGCACCCTAAGAAGGTGACGTGTATTGAGGTGGCCGTGGGGCAGGACGGAACCGTCTCGGTCTACAATGCTGGCGTGGGCATCCCCCTCAAGAAACACGAAACCGAAAAAGGCGCCGATGGCAAGCCCCTCTGGATCCCAGAGCTCATCTTTGGCCACCTTTTGACCAGCTCAAATTACAACGACGAGGAGCAGCGCGTGACTGGTGGTCGTAACGGCTACGGCGCCAAACTCGCCAACGTCTTCAGTTCCCTATTTAAGATCAAAATTAGTGACGGGAAGAAAGTCTATGAACAGACTTGGACCAACAACATGAGCAAGGTGAGCCCTCCGGTAATCACGAGTGAGAAATGCATACCGTACGTGTCGGTCACTTTCTTGCCCGACTGGAAGCGGTTCGGCGGCCCCGGCGACTTCCGAGTCCTTGTGGAGAAGAGGACATGGGACACGGCCATGTGGTGCTCAAAGGCTCAGGTATATTTCAATACTCAATTGATGAAGGTTGATAACTTGAGTGAGTATGCTCAGGCTCACACGGGAACGGCGACGATCGCCAAGATGCACACGGACGCGTTTGAAATTGTCGTGACCCACTCGACGAGCGGGGGGTTCCAGCAATGCTCATGGGTCAACGGTATCGCGACCACAAAGGGAGGAAGCCATGTGGACAAGATCGTCAAGGTGCTCTGCGATGCGATCGTGGCCGACAAGCGATGTGCGACGCTCAAGCCTGCACAGATCAAGGCGTCCCTCTTTGTGTTTGTGCGGGCCGTGATCGTCAACCCAACCTTCTCGAGCCAGACCAAGGCTGAGGGCACTTCAAAGATTCTGGAGACCATTGAGCCCAAGCCAAAGTTCATCAAGGACGTCCTCGCCACGGGAGTCCTCGACGATCTCGTGTCCAAGGGTCTCTCTCTGGTCGAGAAAGAGCTCAAGAAGACAGATGGGTCCAAAAAGTCGCGCATTACGGGCATTCCTAAGCTCGATGACGCCAACTGGGCCGGTACGCATAGGTCTCATGAGTGCACCCTTATTATTACAGAGGGTGACTCGGCGAAGGCCCTGGCCATTGCCGGGTTGAGCGTTGTAGGCCGCAATGCTTTCGGCGTGTTTCCACTCCGGGGCAAGCCGCGCAATGTTCGGGATGCATCGGTAAAACAGGT